GATTTAATAATCGGCATAATTGACCTCCTTATTTAACCTTAATTTTACGGAATACGCCTGCTGCCTTAGATGCTTTTAATGCAACCGCGGCAACCATTTCGACCTCGCCTTTTTTTACAGCTCCGGAAGAAGTGAAGTCAGGGAGCCATAAGTTAACCACATTATCGCCCGCAAGAGATACGCCGTGGAAACCATCGAGGCCAAGGCGTGCGACATATAAAGAAGTTTCACCTTGACCATTAATACCTACCACAGGGTCATTGCTACCAGCTTTGGCACCAAGGTCAACTAATGGTGTAATTCCGTAATATTCAACTTGTTGTCCGAATTCATTTAATTGAGTAGAGTACATCGCAGAACGTCTAGCTACTGCTCGAATTTTAGCAATCAACTTAGAGTTGCCCATAATGGCAGATGGCGCACCATCCAAGCCTAAAAGGAATTCATCGAGTTGATCTAAGAATGTCTTGTAATTTGCATCAATAGCACCACTATCAGACAAATCGATAGCTGCTGTAGGTGTATATTCGGTAGAAGAACCTAAAAGCGCCTTGTCTAAACCATCAAATGCTTTAGCGTTGGTACCAGTATCGCCATTAATAACTGTGTCATTAAACAATGCAGTTGCAGCCTTGACCTTTTGCTCGATTTGTAATGTTACTTCATCAACAATACCGCCCATTTTAGCGATTACACGGTCGATTTCAAAGGATCCGCCAAATACTTTCAAATCAACAGTATGACGTTTACGAGTTACACTTTGAGGTGTGTATTCAGCATTAATATCACGGAAATCTGCAGTTGGTTGTGTTAATAATCGAGTATAACCATAGGTTAAAGTACCGCCACCGCCAGTAGGAGATACAGCATCATCAAATGTTAAGTTTTCAAATAAAAAAGACGATTTACGGAATTCATCAATAACTCCCATTTGTAAATCGTCTTGTACGTTAAGTTTTGCTTCAGCTAATGTAATTGGCATTAGTTTATTCCTCCGTTATTAGAATTTATAAAATTTATTGGGCTTCAATAGCAGCCGCTACGGCCCCCTTTAAACCTACTGGCTTATTACTGCCAGAATTGTTGCTTCCTGCACCGCTTGTGCCTGAACCACTTCCGCGTTTTTGTACATCTTTAATTGCATAATCTTTACCTTTTAGCCATTCATCTACACAATCGTCAACAGTTCCACTAGTACCATCAGACTTAATATATCCATAAGTACCATCTTCGTTGACTTTGATGTTACCAACAATCAGCTTTGAAAATTCCTTAGGATCCATAGCGTTACGCTTCGTCAAAGAATCAACCACGGCTGCAGAAATTTCAGACTGTACACGTTGTGCATCAGCATTTTCTCTTGCTTTACGCTCGGCCTCTACAGAATCCTCCAGGGTTTTAATTCGTTGCTGCATAGCTACAATACCTGCATCATCTTTAATCCCTGTAGAGGTGATTTTTTCTAGCTTGCCTTGCGCATCAGCAAGCTCACGGTCGGCGGCTTCTTTTGCCGCTTTTGCTGCTTTCGCCTCATCATTCTTGGCATTAAATTGACTCTTGGAAACGTAGTTTTCACCATAATCCTTAGTCACTGCCTCTGCTTGTTCCTCCGTTAACCCTAACTTAATTAGTTCCTCTTTTGTCATCTGTATGACCTCCTGTAAAATAAACTTTCCCTCTTCGCTTTATTTTCGTGAGCCACACCTCACGACCGCGGTCTTGTTCTTTTACGCCTGCAATACTAAAAAGGCAAATAAAAAAGCACCTGCATAAGCAAGTGCTTGATTGGTTAAATTAAGTTTTAAATTTCTCGTATTTCTACGATTTCACTGGCATACAATTCATATTCACCAACGTCTATAGACGCTTCGTCTGGCTCATTATTTACGCTAGATGTATATCCCAATAATTTGCCTTTCATAGTATCTCCATCAACGAATATGACTTCAATATTTTCTGACTTGATTTCATCGTATCGTCTACGCAATTCTTTTTCTGTCATTTTCGTTCACTTCCCTTCGGTACTATATGAATGCCTTTATTAGATACATGCACAGTCGCAAAGCTAGTACTCCGTTTCGCTCCTGTCTCTTCATGTACATCATAACCAATATGTGGTGATATATCAACTAGTATTTTATGGTTCCAATCGCCATTACGCGTAACCCCTATTCCTCCATTATTCACTCCAGCTCTTATTGCCTTCAACACATCAGAATGTGATGGTTCTACATCGTAATAGCTTTTATTTTTTGAGGCATCATATAGCTTACCATCTTTTACATGCATGCTCTGCCGAGCTACATATGATTTATTGAAATATGGAGAATTAATATAGTCTATAATGCGAGCTTTGACATCATCTTTAGTTTCGCTATCTTTCCGTTTAGAGATTTCTTCGACACGAACCTTACCATCTTTTATGTAGTCTTTTAGACTCTCAATCACCGGGAGTCTGCGTTTAAAAACATCTCCACTCCACCCCCTAGCTTTTTCAGTCCACGATATATGCCCATTCATTACTAAGTTGCGTCCATTTACCCCTAATATTTGTTCTTGTTCTGTTTTATTCAACGTCTTTAAATATGACAATCCGCCGGCTTCTACATTAGGCTTTGCAACAGTATTATTAATCATGCCATCGATAACTGGCATAATGCGACAAAGGCAATGTGGATGCGCTGGCAAATGTGGGAACTTATCCTTTGGATACACTCCACGACCTAACCCATATAAGTCTGCGTTAGCGTATACATCGCAAATATCGACAATAGGGTGCCTCGAACTCATTCGCCACCGAAAGGCTACCACATCAGGATCATCTAAATGCCTTGCAATTTCCCCCTCAGCATATGCCCTCGCTCGTTCTGTCCGCGCAATGCGCTCTGCATGATATCTTGCCTTTTCTTGAGTTGCAACGTACACCGCACGATTAACGGCTGCGGCATTTCCTTTCTCGATTACATCCATCAGTTCGCTATATGCAGCCCTCATCCCAGGTGTTGTGCGTTGTTCAATTAAATATCGTACTTTTCTGATTTGATGTTTTACAACATCACGCCCCATCTTATCTGTAGGAAGCACGATGCTTAATCGATTAATACGTTTTATGAATATTGGTATTTCAGCTTTTGAAATAATAGTTTCACTACCATAACCATCAAATAAAGCTTTTGCAGTTTCCATTGTGTGTTCACCTTTTACTATTGCCTCTTGAATAGTATTGGTTACTTCACGCTTCACGGCTAAGGATGCGTTGTGCAATCGTTTGGATAAATTCAGTCCGTCTGGAGCCCACGCCTTCTGCATGGCCTTTGATATGGTTTCAAACTTATAAGGCATACCAGATATAATGGCATTTTTATTCGCACTACCTGTTACTCCTACATCAATACCATATCCACGTGCACATTCAGCCACTAACTCATCGACCAAGGTCCCCCTCATAGCTTCCATGATTGGGACCTTCTTATAGGCTTTTTTAACTGCTACTCTTGGGTTATATCCGTCTTCTAGCAATCTGTGTAATTCATCTTCAAACTGATCAATTAATTTCCGAATAACACGCTCTGTTGCCTTATTCATCTACATCTACATCCTCGTCATTATTTAGATTAGAATACGTTCTATCCATCAATTCTTGATCTGCAGTATTCTCTACTTCTTTAACAATGGCGTCGTATACATTGCCGTCAACGTTAGGCATATAGCCATCAAGTATCCGTTTAAGCACTTCAACATAATATGTTTTAGATTTAAACCCTAAATCAAGGGCTTGCTGTCCTTGAGATAAGCAATCAGCTACATCATTAATGTCAAAGTCCCTTGGATATTCGCATTTATAATTCAACTGCTCGCCAGTCCACAATTCATATAATGCAACAATGGCTTTCTCTGCATTTTCACACTGTACAGCGAAGTTTGCTAGTCGTTGATTTGTTCTTTTGAATGCCCACTGTTTAGCAACCCCTGATTTTTCCTGCTGAACCCCTACTACAGAATCAACACCACCTATGCGGTACATTTCTTTAATTTCAGCTTCCTTTTCTTGCATGATAATTTGTGCCGGCCCATTATCTGGAGCAATAAAAGCAGGCGGATGACTAGCCTCTGATGGATATAGTAGTACGTTGTTAACGCCCAAGGTTAAGTCTTCTATTCCTTCATCGGATGGCATGGTTAAAGTAGAAAATGTTTGAGAGTTCAAAATCTGTGTCAATAAACTATCAAGATGATAGACTCTATAGTTCTTTTGTGCTAACGAATAGAACTCTGGATGTGGTAATATAGTTGTTTTCTTAGTGCTACGGCCAAACCATTGCACTACAGGGACACGTCCTAACCCATGTTCACCTTCATTAATAATGCCTCGCCCTTTATCACGAATAGTCCATTTTGTATCTGTCCATTCATAATATACTGTTGAACTACCTCCATTATCATCAGTAATAATCGTTCTATATTCGAATCTAATTATTCGACCTTTGCCATCCAGTTTCCAACCAGTCACATCACTAGGTTCAACTGAAGTTAAATACGGTAACCGTCTATCACGTACATTATCAGCCAAACTTTCACCAAATTCTGCTTCATTGTTAACAATGACATACACAACACCATACATTTTGGCAATCAAAGCTTGTTGCTGAATGTATTCTTGTAATGATGTACCTAATCGATCTGCATCTTTTAAAAACACTTTGAATTTAGCCGTTTCTTTATACTCTCTTCGAATTTCATCATTAAAGATAGGATCTACATTCGCATTAATAATCGCTGCTGTATGATTAGAATAGCTTGATAACTTTTTACGGAAATTATAATTGTCTATGCTTTCTCTTGGATGCTGTTTTAAACCACGACCTAAAGAGAATAACCCGGACCCATAGTACGCATCATGTAATAACTGGTATGCATACTTCTGTTCGTTTGTAATAAACATATAATGAAGTTCCTCCTAATAAATATCAGAATTGATGGATTTAATAACAGGCGCATTCAAACGTTCAACAACGCCTGTCGTTGCGTCTTGAGCATCATCATGTGCATTTTTACCTTTGCGCTGATACTTATACATGGATGTATAGTATTCAGGCCAGCGGTCCTTAAAGTTAACTGGGAATAAAACATAATCCATAACTTGTGTTGAATTTGATAATATTCTAGCTTCCTTATTCTTACTTTGATGAAATGCAGTAATCTTTGTCCGATTACCTGGATACTTTTCTTTTAGTATCCGTTTAACATTTCTAGCAAAACCACGTCCACCATTATTAGACTCTATATCAGCAATATTTACACTATTTTGATTTATTAAATCTGCAGTTTGTTCTTCAGTAATTTCCATAGGCGCATCTGTATACAATACATCTAACACATATGCGTAGTCTTTATATACTCCATACACAATAGCGCATAAGAAGTCGTCGCCAGTATCTGCAGAATCCACATAAGCCTTCACTGCAGAGAATAGTGGATATCCTTTATCATCCCTAGGAACATCCTCATATGTACTGAAATAAGAGTATAGCCTACCTTTGACATCAATAGGCTCTTGTTGATAATTGGCTGATGCAATATCCTCACCCATTGCTCTAATTTTAGATAGATAGCTATCTTTTGACAGTACATCCGAGCATAGCATACTGCCATCCTCCTGAACCGCTTTCATCATAATCACTTTAGATTTGAACTTAGGATCATCTTTGAAATGCTCGATTGCACGCCCGGCCAAATCATCTGAAGCCCATCGTGTCATGATTATAATAATCTTCCCTCCCTCTTCTAATCGAGAGAGCATTGTGTTTGTAAACCAACTCCAATGTGACTCTTTGACGTTTTCATTATAGGCCTCTTCAGCGTTTTTAATGATGTCGTCAATTATTAAGAGTGTCGCACCAAAGCCTGTAGATGAACCGTCAGGTGATGTAGCTAAATAGCTATTATAACCATCCTTCAAAGACCACATGTGAGCTGCTCCATCGCCCTCTTTGATTTCAACTCCAGGGAATACATCTGAGAAAACGGTTATATTCTCATCAGCTTTAACTTCCTTGATTGCATTTCGCACTCCCTTGGCAAATGTCTTGGATAAAGTCGCATTGTAAGATCCAGTCATCACCTTTTCTTTGTGGTTTTTACCAAGTACCCATTTTGACAGGTTCTGGGCTGTGCGGCTCTTCCCATGCCGTGGCGGTAAATTAAGAATAAGAACATTGTAGATATCGCCCTCATAAAAATCTTGTAATGCATCGCACAAATCAACTAAATATTGACGATCGTATTCATAAAAGTCACCCTCTAATAGATGGCAAAAATAAAAGAATTCACGTCTCGCAAGTTCATATTTGAACTCCTGTACAACAGCCGGTGTGAATTCCATATTATCTATCCTCTTTTTCAATAACTTTTCTAATTTCTTCAGTACTTAACCCAGCTAATGGATTGTGATTTACATTAACATCAATCGTCCGATTTCCCATAGAAATATTGGCAACTTCAGCGCGAATCTTATCAATTCTTGCTCGTTGTTCGTCTGTAGCTAGCGGACTGCGACACATAACGTCGTACTGCTGAATCATTTTAGTTAAAGTGGCCATTGCCACTGATTGGGCCTTCATAAATACTACTTCTTTATCTACCGAAGAAATGACCTTATCTGTTTTAGTAACAGAGCGACTGGTCCCTTTAGCTGGGTCAATAGTAACCTCTGTCCTGTTTTCAGTGACCCGTGTATGATCTTCTATTCCCTCAACATACATCAGCTTTTGTGCTCTGATAATACGTGCAAATTGAACTTTTATGTTCATATATAGAATATCAATAGGGCTTGATTCCTCGACTTCCATCACAATGTCTAAAGTTTCTTTTGGTAAATATTTCGCTAGTAATCCGTGCTTAACAGCATTTTGATTTTGTTTAGGCGCACCGCCAGCATTGTATAATGCATTATGATTGCCAGGCTGGCCTCCTCGTTTTCTAGTATGCGTACTTTTATTTTTTGTATGCATACTTTTTTTTGATGTATCGCGGAACCACCCATAGCGTGTCTTCCACGATTTAACAGTCGCCAATGACACCCCATACTTCTCGGCAATCTCCTTATACTTCATGCCGTTTAGGTAGTCCTTGTGCGCTTGCTGATGTGTCGTCACATGGCAGCACCACCTCACTCAATTCATGTTGTTTACAAAAACTATTGGGCAACCTCAGAAAATTCTAAGCGTTGCCCATTTCTAATCACATATACATTTTTATTACTTCCAATAAATTCGATATATCGTTTTACTATTACATCACAGTATTTAGTGTCTAATTCAATGCATCTACATCTGCGCTTTGTTTGTTCGCAGGCAATCAAAGTAGACCCTGAGCCACCAAACGGTTCGAATACAAGTTCTCCAGGTTTTGATGAGTTCTTAATTCCCTGTGCACATAATGCAATCGGTTTCATCGTCGGATGTTCACCATTTCTTAATGGCTTATTAAATCGCCATATAGAATCACATTCAGTGCCATTATTAACTTCTATTTCATAGCCAGGCACTCTTACTACAATATGGTCCGTTTCATTAGAAAAATGAAGAATATAGTCATTTCCATCTTTTTCGATTTCAAGAGGAATATTGTCATCAATCACAGTAGATTGTTTTCTGCCACCATAAAACTTATGACTAGCACCAGGTTTCCATCCATATAGAATTGGTTCGTGTTTCCACTGGTAATCTTGGCGCCCCATTACAAATGTATTCTTAACCCAAATCAGGCATTGTTTGATAAGTAAATCATTATCTCGAATCGCACGTCTAAATTGACCACCACAGCTATCAGAGTGGCAGATATAAAACGCTCCACCAGGTTTTAATGCTTTGTTAACTAAAGCGAATACATCATCAAGAAATATATCAAATTCAGCATCTGACATATTATCGTTTTGAATGGTAAGGGCTTCCTTTGTACCTCCCTCATAAGCCACGTTATACGGTGGATCTGTAAATACCATATCAACAACGTCCCCCCCCCAGTAGACAATCAAGAGATTCCGTCTTTGTTGAGTCGCCACACAATAACATATGCTCACCTAGCATCCATACATCACCGAACTTTGTCATAGGTTCTTTAATTGAGTTGATAGCTTCTTCTGCATCAAAATCATCCTCATGAACTTCATCTGCCATTACCTGGTTTAATAAGCTAGCTATATCATCGTCAGAATAACCTGTGAACTCAGCAAAATCTCCCGTATCAGCTAATAACTCTCCTAATAAGATATTATCGATATCTGATAGTTCGGCGATTCTATTGTCTGCAATCAGGTCTGCATACTCTGCAGCTTCGCTTTCATAATCCTGCCGATCAATTGGAACAGTATCTAGGCCTAATAATTGTGCAGCCATTAACCGCCCATGGCCTCTTACAATAAACCCAGAACGGTTACTCACCGTAATCGGAGCTCGCCACCCCTGTGCTTTTATCACTTTGGCTAAAAGAGCTACTTGTTTATCACTATGATGGTTAGGGTTTCTAGGATTAGGAATAACTGAAGCAATATCTACCAAATCTGTATACGCGCAATGTATCGTAATGTTATCTGCCATTATTTCAGCACTCCTTTATTCTGCTTATATTTACCGCATTCCTTATGTACCTTTGCGGTTTTTGTTTTTACTAACGAATGAGATGGTGCATACGACTTACACATATGATCAATATGAATTCCATTAGCCTTGCACCAACCTTTAACATTATTTAGGCATCGTCTCTTTTCACAATACACATCAGTCAATCGTATTCACCTCACTTTCTTAAAATTTGGATACAAAAAGACCGCCCAATCGTATAGATTAAGCGGTCTTTTTGCTTTAGTGTTCTAGGTATTCACTTTGTCGAGAGAGATTAATTTGTTTCCCTATTAACTCACACTATCATTATAAATTGTCAAGAATGACATGTCCACGACAGTTTTATGACAATTTCGTGTTTAATCCAATTACACCCCATAAGAGTACGGATAGCTCTTCAATACCTCTAGCGATGTACCTATGAATGGTACGTACATCAGGCTTTTCAGGAAATGATTCAGCAATCTCTTCTAAGGTTTCTCCATCAATATAATACCTGCGCATACACTCACAATACTTAAATTGCTTTGTACTACACTTCTCAGCATAGATATCGAGCATGTTATTAACATGCCTCATCATCAATGCTGTTTTTTCTTTGCTTTTAACAATCGCATTAACTTTTACAATGCTTTTATCGTCAAACATATCAATTAACAGTTCATTGAGCCATATATCCTCGGCTTGTGTCGAATCCGTGATAGCGTTGTCTATGTATGACTGTAACTGACTATAATGCTTAAGCAGCTTGATCGTGTTGTGTCGAAGTTTACGACCTAACTGTACATTTTCTTGCTTGGCTAATTCATAGTAGGTTTTTGTGGCCACCTCAGTGGCCAACCTAGTGATTTTTTCAATTTCGTATTCATTCAAATACATCTCCCCCTTTTTAATTTGTAGTTTAGTCCGAATTGTGTTTATACCAACTTCATAAGAAGCATCTAACAATAATTAAATCATGTTCAATGCTTTCCATTCGCTTAACACAAATGTAGCAATACCATGTTTCTTGGCGTATTCATATTCGCCTTTACAACCTCGGCTAGTCTCCCAGCCATCACACAAGACCAGTACATCACAATGATTAAGTAGGCCTAGACATATACCTAAACCAAATTGATATTGGTCTCCGGTTAAATACATGAACCCATAATTATGGATAGGTGATACATAGTCATGTGTAATATCAACCATCACCAGTTCTTGCATGATTTTGTCTATTTTTTCTTTATTGCTCTTCTTTCCACCATATGGATGAGCCACATATACTAGCTTTTTCTTCATAATACCTCGCTTTAATTAACGCTCTTTATAGGAATATACTCATACGTTCCGATATGTGCAGGATTACATAATTCTCTGTATCAGTTATAATTTCATCTGCCATCGTGCCTATGAACTTTCTATTGTCATTTTCTAGCACACCTGCCAATTGTAGACCATCAAGAATAAATTTCTTAGCGAACGCTACATTGTCAGGATCATGCCTGGTCGATGAGTGCCATTCAAATAACAGGTCTACTTTACCCTTAACCGATTCTATCTGTTGTGATAAACATTGTTCTTTGACTTGCTCGGTACATTTCTTTTTCATAGCAGCGGCAGCTATAGTCGAACCACGTTCACAATCAATGTACTCGTTCAACGTCGGGAACCTGTCATGTGTTTTCTTTCTAAACCGAAACTGACAACGTAGAATAATCTTCATCGGTGTGAGTCTCCCCAAAATATAGCCTCTTCATAATCTTTGCCACGTAATCTATCAATCACTCGTTCGCTATAATGGTCTTTTGTTTGGTCGTTATTATAATTAGTTGTCAGTATAACTGGCTTCATATCATGGTATCGGCCAATAATAATGCTTTCAACTTTTGTATGCACCCAATCGGATTTAGAATACTCCGCTCCAAAATCATCTAACAACAATAGCGGAATATTCCTGAGCTTTTGTTCATAATTTAGAAACGCAACTCTATCACCCTTAGATAATGTGAGCATAATGTCCAATAGACTAGGCATAGAAATCATCATACAGCCCCGGTTTAGCGCTAGAACCTCTTTCAGAATACTAACTGCTATAGAAGTCTTTCCAGTGCCAGCAGGGCCCCTTAAAATCAATCCTTTGCCACTTTTAAGATTTGCCTCTAAGTTATCCACATAATGTTTTACTACAGCATATGCTTCTGAATTTTCTTTAGGAAAGCTGCCATGTTTACGTAACCACTCAAAATCCATGTCATAGTATCGCCGAGGGATACCAACAGCAGCATAGTCCCCATTGACATCACTCTTAATCACTACAGGCTTATCATAAACAGGATAAAAGAACTCATCCTTTACCATGGACTCTCTCGTATTCTGCTTGCCAGTCGACTTCTTCCTTTTTTCGAGAAACGTTTCTAGCATTTCCGTTATGTTTACTTGCTCCAAAATCTTTTTGCACCTCCTTCTTTAGATTCCCTGCCGTGACAGTTTCAACATACTTGATACTATTACCGCCATTATCAGCTGTGGTATTAATAGCAACAATGACTCGTTCTTTGCCATAAGACTCAACCAGATCATCTAACCGGTCTTTAATGACAGGTGATACATCTCCGATTGCTTTCATGTACAAATCATAAATGGGTTTATTTTTTACTTCATCATCGTCAAACATAGATAGATGATTTTCATCTTCACGCGCGCGCGTATCTCTCTCTATATTATTTCCTTTCCTTTCCTTTCCTTTAGCTTGATTTGCTTGATTTGCTTCGTTTGCTTGAAGCATTTGCTTCGTTTTGCTTCGTTGTTCTGCGCTCTTAAGGCCGCCTAAACGCCCAGCCTCACTGCGTTTGCGCGATATTTCAATTTGCTTATTTTTCCGAAGCAAATTCCGCCGAATAAGAGATGGGGACCAAAAATACTCTCCATCGGTCTCTAGCAATTCGCACTCATTTATAAGCAAATTTATAAATGCTTCAGCTTGCTTGCTTTTGCTTGCTTTTGCTTCATTGCTTGAAGCATTTGCTTCATTTTGCTTCATTCCGAACGCTATAGCCAACCCTGCAAATGTGATCTTATCCATCGGCAATTTATAGTCTTCTTGAACCGCTAACTGCTCTATGAGTATCCACCACCAAGCGTATGCAATAACACCGCATAGCTCTTTCATTACGATAATTTTAGGATCATTGCTGGCATTGACGTCGTGACTGAAGTAGTATACATCCCTACCCATTCATTATTCCTCGTCTACAAATAAAGCGCCTTGTGCACGTTTACCAGCAATAAACCTTACACATTCATCAATTAAGTCTTGCACTGAAATAGCAAATGTACGATCTGCATACTCTACCGACAACCAATCAGTCTTGAATTTCAGTTCATCAGTAGAGTTTGCATCTTGTATAATGCCTTCAACGCTGACTTTCTCCACCACATCCTCGATAACGCCATACTTAAACTTGAATGACCGTACGACAAACGGGATATTAAACTCCTCTAGGAATTCAAAGTTCTTTTTCATAATAGCCTGTAGACGACTGAAGGCTTGCATAAGTTCAGGTCGTGGATCATCTTTAGATTTAATGGTAAAGACATCTGTCAGACCAGTAGCAGATGGTTTCTGATAGGCGATATTGATATCGTTATCTGTAATTTGAATCGATTTAACAATCATAATGGACTCCTTTCTTGTTCTACGATTACATATTTGCCGGTGGCAGCTTCAACAGCTTGTTTAAACATAGCGGCATCAGAGTTTTCATCGGATAAATGAAGCAGCCGAATGTCCTGGCACTTGGTAAGGTCCATAGACTTTAGAAATTTAATAACATTCTCTAGCGAAAAATGGGATTGAATTAATCGTTCCATACGTTTCTCATGCAGGTATCCGTCATCAACGCGTTGGTTTAAGATTTCATACGAATGATTACATTCAACCATAATGTGATTCACATCTTTAAACGTGTACCGACAATAATATGTATCGGTAATATATAGCAGTTTCTCTTCACCGTCAGAAAATAAGAACCCAATATTCGGAACATCATGCTCTAATTCGAATGGTAAGATAGTAAAATTACCAACAGAAAATTGAATCTTAGGCGTTATATAAACCACTTTATGATGTCCGGCAACATAGATAGCCTCAGCTGTGTCTTTTAGCATATACACGCGATGTCCGAGTTTTAATAAATCAGGCACGGCCTTGCAATGGTCGCCGTGTTGATGAGTCACTAATACACCGCATAGATGCACAAAATTAAATCGACAATATCGCTGTATGTCTTTAAATGCTAATCCTGCATCTAGTAATAATTCATCCCCATTAGTTGAGGTTTTGATTCGGTAGCAGTTCCCTTTTGAGCTACTACCGAATGCTTGAATACTAATCACAATTAATCACCAAACATATTGACGACTTCGCCTGTTTCAGGATCTACGAATTCACTTGTAGGAGTAGGCTCAATATCGATTACTTCGCTATTAGCATTCTTTTCTATTGTTTCTGCAACTACATCTGCAGTATCAACAACCTTGCCTTCAACATCGATAATTTCATCTGCAGTCTGTAAGCCCATTGAAATTTCAGGTGCTGTGGTTCTAATCAACCAAGCTGCAGCCCTGTAGCGTAACATTTGGTCCGGCATCGTTTTCCATTTAGAGCCTTTTTTATCGTACCAACCCTCTTGCTTAGCTAGTGCGATAGTTACTTCAGGACCAGCGATAATTTCATCTGAGCCTTTCTCCCGAGTATAAGCAATAATACCTTGAGAGTCTGTTCCTTTTTCACCAGTGGGTCTATATTTAATAGCTTCAAAACGGCCGCATTGATTAAACGTTGCAATTAAGAATTTAGATGACCAGCCGGGATTACCATATACGATATATAAGTTTTGCATAACCATTAAAGGTGATGCATTCATTCGAGTGGCCATCTCCAGTGCAATAATCGCGTTTCCCATATTCTGTTCACCCTGGAATTGTTGAGGAACTAGCGTGGAATGTGTAAACATTTTCGCTTGCCGTTGTAACAGTTCAAATCCTTCTGCAGATTGAAAACCAGGTAAATTAGTATTACTTCTAGTTGCTATTTCATTTGCCATTATGTGCCTCCTATGCTACGTCTTCACATACTGCGTGTATGTTTAATTTAGTTAAGATACTATGAATTTCTAAGCGTCCTTTTTGCGTCCACTTAGTCGTGATTTTAGAATCTAAGCGACCATCACTTCTGCAGAATGTAAAGGTTTCTGATTTAGTAAAACCTTTAGCCATATGCTGTTTGTAGAGAATCCATTGATCACCGACCTTACGTTGTAGACCAGCTTCATGCAAAATTTTATTTAACTCTTGAGCACTAAGGCCATAGTCAGCTGCAATTTGAGTAATCGCTAAGCAGGATTTACTTGATAGAGTTTTATCTACGTAATCCTTAACCGGTTTAAACTCCGCAATCTGCTGTTCTTGTTGTGCTACAATTGCTTTCGTTGCATTATGTGATTCTACCTCATCAGCATACGCTCTAAGGGCTTCAGGCAATGTCTGCGGAATCACCATAGAATAAGAACCGGTTTTTCTAATAGCAGGGATTACATCATGCGTAATCCAACGTTTGAATTCTTTGGCTTCAGGTTTTCGACTTGAAAGCACCAAGCTATATAGCCCATATTCATTTACAGTCAATAAATTCTGATTGCCTCCAGGGGTAGGAATTGAATTCGTACCCTTTTCATCTTCATCTAAACGCCCTACAGCTTTAGATGTATCATTAATGCCTAAACATTCGCATACATCTTTTGCTACAAACCATACTTCATTGTCTAACTCCTGGACTCTAACTTGCCCAAAAGAAATGTTATTGAAAACTTGCAATTCGTCCATATTTACGCCTCCTTAACCACTAGTTGTGGTTCTGATTCATCAACGATAAGCTTAATGGTTTGACTATTAACAGGAACGAATTCAGTCACGGCTTCGGCATTGTCAATGAATACAGGTGCCTCAACTTTAAAATACTTTGTTAAGGCATTGATAATATCAAGGCCTACATTTATACGTGCAGCGTTATTCATGCTGCGATACGGAACTCCCTTATAGGTAGTTTCGCAACATTCCTCAACATTGCCGTTCAACATAACATTAAACATCTTGAATCGCGCTAACTTGAATCTCGAGTTAATAACATCTTCTAGCATATTGACCTTAGCTTTGATGAACTCATCCATTAGATATGAGGCCTCATCCAACTTTGATTTTTCCGCTGCTAATTCAGCCTGCTGTGTTTCTAGTTCCGCTATACGAGTATCAATCCGTTTAGCCTCTTCGTATTTATTCAATTCAGTTTCAAGGTTAAAGCGGTGTTCTTTCGTTGTAGCAATACGTTTATCTATGTCTGCAATTTCTTCAGAGTGATCCGTGTTAGATTCATCGAGTTTCATCTGCAACATAAACTCTTCTGCTTTTAAATCAGCATATACAGAATCATCATCAAGCACTGGCGCTGTTAGCTGTCCAATCTCATCAGTTATGGTTTCCTTAACGAGTTCTTTCGCCTTAATAAGAGCCTCTAATGTTTCAACAGGCTCTAAGCTGGCATCTCGCTTTTTAATATTTTCAATGTCTTGTTGCTTCAGTTCAATAGACTGATTAATTTCTTCTAATCGCTTAGATTTTCTAAGATTAAAATTCGTTTCAGCTTTTTCACGCGCGACTTGAATTTGCTCTGCAGGAAGCTTTTGTCCACATGTCGGACAATTCTCATCGATATCCATTACAAATGCATCCTCGTTGACCTGCTGACGTTGATGCATTAGCTCGTTAATAACGCTCTCGATACGCTGAATATCCCTATTGGATGTATTAAGACGATGCTTAGTGTTCTCAACCTTAGAAGATAGATTGTTAAGTTCAGATACAACCATATCGTATTCATTCGACTTTAATGCAGATTGTTTTTTATATTCCATCTGCAGTTCACTTTCACGAGCCATCAATCGACGTTGTACATCTCTAAGCTCCGCTCTAGTATCAACAACCGCATGTCCATTCACTAATAATGCTTTGTCTGCCTCTAGAGCTTCTAGCGTTGTAGTTGCTAAGCTAATCTCCTGAATAAGAACATCTCGAGGAGTATCAATACTAGGCTTCCCTCGTAAGGCCTCATCAATTCGAACTGGAATCATATCTAGTTCTTTATTGATGGCGGTTTTCTTAGCAGCTACTACCTTTCGATGATCGTCTACACTATGGCCTGATAAGATATCAGTCAATGCTTTTAGTTCACTATATTCCGCAATTACATCCTCATCTGATATATCTCCGCACATCTCAAGTAATAGCTTTCTGCGGTTCTGCCAGGAGTATGTCTCATTAAAATATAGAGGGTTCGTAATCAACTTAAATATATTCTCGTCGATGAGAGAATTTACAATTTCCTTATATTCCTTTTCTTTTTTAGGAACGCCATCGACAAAATAGTCTGTCGTATGTCCGGTCATAGTGACTTCGCCACCACGAGGGGATGAGTACTTCTCACGATACACACGCTTTAATGCAACAGTCCCCCCTTCATCCAAGGTAAAAGTGCCTGTTACCTCGTGATTGACTTTATGAATAGGTTCGCCAGCTTCAAGTGTTTTAATCTCAAAGTCAGCTCTATCTAAGCTATCCTTACCGAACAGTAGCCAACATACAGAGTCAAATACGGTTGTCTTGCCGGTAGCGTTATCTCCGCGGATGATAACATCACCGCTAAGATTTATAGTAAAGGATTTTAGGCCTTTAAAATTTAGTAATTCTAGTTTTGTGAGTTTCATAGTAATCTCCTATACAACATTAGCATCCACATCAATGGTATGAGGTTCAATCTTCAAACGATTGGCCCATTTCATCACTGTAGAGTGAATTTTATTGTCTTTTTTCAGTTGTGCATTCGCGAATAACTTCGCTTGTACTAGATGATTAAATTTAGGTTGACCCTTTTTAACCTTATTACCAGTGGCTAGTTCTAAGCATGCAATAGGATTCATATCATCATCCGTGACAACCACAATTGCTGCTTGCCCTTGAATGACACGGTCACGATATGAACCTACACAGTTCTTCAATCGCTTTCCATATGTCATTAAATCAGCTGCAGTTTTTGGGACCATAAAGTGCATCCCATTCATATCTGCTTGTAATTGAGGTTGAGCAGGCAATATTACATCTCCATATTCCTGCTTATTAAAGATATTGATTACTTCGTCATGGAAGTTCTTCAACTTGAATCGTTTCTTCCATAATGCCTCTTGGTATTTTGGATCGAGTTTTGCGTGCATATCCACACAATCTTCTATAGCGCGAATGTCCTCACCTAATAGCCAACGTAATATGGTAGGTTCACCGCACCGGTTAATTAGTTGTTGCCACATAAACGTTGCATGTGGACTTTTTAGCTTCATCGCCTTACGTACATCATTAGCATTGTGGGCCTTACCAAAATATAGGTCCGTACCTTCATGCCTACTACGCTGTAATGTGAGTATAGTGCGTCTACAATTCTCATCGTTAAAAAGATTAAGAACATCAGACATGTATACGCTCAATGGATCATCAACCATACGCTTCCGTAAGGCTCTACTGTTAGGAGCCTTATATGATTGTCTAAGCGCTGCTTGAAAGTTCATACCTTTTCTTGTAGCCCCTAGCACATCGTCATCAAATGGGATATTTGTATATCGATATAAGCAGTAAGCATTGGTCCAATACACATATTGTTTCATTAAGCTAACAATGCTAGGCATATCAGGTGCCGATAGCTTCAGAATCATATTGAGTAGCATCGTAAAATGGTAGCCGTTTTCTTCCGTAGCACCTGGTGCTACATATACATCCTTTGTTCCATATCCGTAAGTTTCCTTCAATCGTTTTTCAAACATTAGCCGTAACGCCTTGAATGTTTTGTTTAAATACTTCCGGTTAAAATCTGTCATGGCGTATGAATCTCCAAAGAACTTCAGTACCGGCATAATCTCGTTCTCACGAATATAGTCAACAGTCAGTTCATGATGAATTCTAAACCTATCAATAAATGTTGCCTTACGCTTTTTGAAGTCAAATCGTAAGGTTTCTGTACACATCCCTAAGTCATTTTTTCTACCATCAAAGAAAAGTTGGATAGCTTGATATCTAATCTTCAAATCTAAGAAATATTTATAGTTGATAACCTCTACATAAGCTGATACAGGGTATATACTCTCATCATTTATAGAAAAGTAAATTTTATGATCATAAGGATTAGAAGATGCTCGGCAATTGGGGCAGGTATAGTATTTTGAACCGGTAACATATCCATTTTGATATGAATATTTACGCTGCCAGCTACCACCAAACGTAAATCCACAGTCGATATGGTGGATAGTCGTATATTCCGCGCCGTAAGGAGCCTCTAAGATTACGCTATCGAACATTTTGTGAATATAGGTGCTGGATATAATCTCCACAGCGAATACCCCCTTTAATCACCAAACATAGCGAATAGGTCTTCTGCTTCCTTCTCTTCAACAGGTGCAGGCTCTACTTCTATCACTGGCTTTGGTTCTTCTTTAGGCTTAGACTTTTTAGCCGTAGTCTTTGCTTTCTTGCTTTTAATTTCAGCTTCCTCCGCTTTAGGCTCTTCCTTTTGCTTTTTAGTAGTTTCTACGATTTCACAAGCCTTTACAATAGCATTGGATGCTTTCATGACACCCTCGGTATACGCGATACCAGCTTCGTATTCCTCGACATTAACAGGGTCAAGTTCAATTGCTTTATGTAATGTATCCAATGCCTTTTTACAGATATCAGCTTGTGCTTTAAATTGTTGCTTAGACATATTATTCCTCCCCTGCCATGATAGATTTCAAATCAGTGATAAGATCATCTGTTAATGAGTCACTGGATGGACGAGTAACACCGTGCTTGCCAAAAATTGCAAGTGCTTTTTTTGCTTTTACGCCGTCCTCACCCATCCATTCACGGAATTCTTTATAGAATGCTTTTTTATCTACCGGTTCATCAGTCACATCTAATACTGCATCCTGTTTCGGCGTTTCAATAGTAGCTGGTTCCTCAGTTGGTGTTTCTGCAGGAGCAGGTTCTACAACCGATTCTGTTACCGGCTCAACCTTTTTTTCTTTTTTAGTTTTTGTTGGCTTACCTTCGAAATCTGTTACAGGAACATCATCTGCAGGCGCTGTTACTTCATTTTCTAAGATTTCTACTTTACAACCTTCAGCTTCAAGTCGAGTTATACCTTCTGCAATCTTTTTACTACTCTTTTCAATTGCTTTCTTGAATGTATCCTCGAGTTTACTTTCTGCTAGTTCAAGACTGGTGCCTGCCTTTACTTTAACAATTGGCTTTTCTGACATGCATTGGCCTTGGCATTGATGATTTAATCGTTCGTTCCAATCTGCTACTTGCACTGCTAGATCGTCCAATGTATTGAATTTAATAGTTAAGATATTTTGATTTTCCATGATTTAATCTCCTTTAGAATTGAAATATTAGTTCTCCATCAACTAGTTGACCTTCTACAACTTTTGGCATTCCTAGTTTTATCAACTTATCAATGACAGCTCGTTTTTGAGTAATAAAAATGCATCTGCGTTCAATCTGACTCGCTGTCGGTTTAATCACAAATGGTTCAGTCTCCACTGCAGGGGATACACATATTACTCTGTTGTTAATATCAATACCGACCTTGAAATACTCTGGGCCTTTAATTTTCCGATAGGCCATCATTGATAATTTGATATAGCTCTTACATGTAACAATAGCAACTTTCATAGCTCTATCATGTTTACCGTTATGTTTTTCAAAGAAGCTAAAATCAAATGTATTTATAGCTGGTTTTGACTTTTTCTTTGCTACAAGTTCAGGCATAATACCTCCTTTTTAGTAACGACTTAATGTGTTACAATTAACTTGGTTATTTAACTAGAGCTCGTATCTCATTGCCGTGAGTACGGGCTTTTTTACATTTATTTTTAATGTGCTCATCATGACATCTCTTACACACTCTAATAGCTTTTCGATTTACTTCATCGAATATATAGCTATAGGTATATGGGATAATCCGTACGCCACATTTTAAACAATTAACACGCTTCATATATCACCTCCTAGAACCAAAATGTCATCAATGCAAACAGAGAAACAAACACCATGCAACTAACCAGCATGAATACAACCAAAAATAATGCTTGCATTAATGTTTCCATTATTCACCTCCATGTTTAACTACATATAGCAACATGGCGCTCGCCCATAATATCCCTACGGCCATTACTAGATCAGGTATGATGTAGCCTTGTACATCCGAACCCTCTAGCAACCCGAACATTATAAGGGACGCTATCATGATAAATTTATTCATCTTTCACTCTCCTATTCTTGCCTGGCATCTTTTCGCTAACCAGGCATTAAACGAATCTAAATGAATTAAGCGTTTACCGCCACGCTGTCCAATCTTCATGGACGGAAAGTCAAAGTCTTCCGCCCATTGGCGAATCACTGCAGGTGCTACACTAGCCATCTCCGCAGCTTCATCAACAGTGATACATAGCTTGCTTCTATCCATTATTTCCTCCTTCTGTAAAAAAATAATATTTTGATATAATCACCTTGAAAGGAGGTGAAATTATGTCAATACACAATGATGCATTATCTCTTTTGAAACAAATCTATGATGCTCAAAATTTATATGGAGCATTCAATATAGTAAGAGATACATTTGATAATCTGTCAGCTGAAGAACGCCATTCATTAGAAATGCAAGTAGAATATTTAAAAGAAGCTGGGTTTGTTAAAAACCATATTCCATGTAGTGGTTTACCAATTTCCTTAAAACTTACAGCTCTAGGTATTCAAAAAGTAGAGAATGTTCAAACTAATGATTCTAGTCCTAGCATCAACATAATGGGTGCTAATTATGGTATTGTAGGTGATAACAATTCATCTAATATCATCAATAACAACTGCTCATTTTCTGATGTCCGAGAACTTGTAAACTCTTCTGATTTTTCCGAAGAAGATAAAGCATTAGTATTAAAAGAATTAAAATCTTTATATGATCGTATTGAGATGAAAGCACCAATTGAACAAGGAATGCTTTCCTCAATAGCTGATAAAATTAAAGATTATCAACCTTTACTTGGTGCAGTGTTAAGTTCTCTTACTACTTTCTTAACCACTCCTAAATAACGTTCAGACTGTTTCCCAATTCCAAATGCCTTTATTACCGCTACTGTGATAAGGGCATTTTCTACTTCTTCCCAAAACTCTTTAGAATAACCTGCATCATGAATTTCTATAGTGTCCAGAATTTGTTGTATTTGCTTAAATGTGCCAGCTAGTTTGTTTATAGCTTCATTCACACATAATGGCTTTATATTTATATCTACATTTTTACTAGCTAAATTTTTCATATAATCGCCCCTTATATAAAGAGATGAACTTTTGTTTATCTCTTTTTTTATTTCACCTCTTTCAGTATGTCGCACATTATGCGACTATATTTGTAAAAAAAATTTCATTGATATCGTTATAAGTTAGACATAACGCTTTAGCAATTTTATCTACATCACTGACCGTAAAAGCCTCTCCTGACTTATTAAATTTCCTGTAAACAGTCGATTTATCGACGTTTAATATTGTTGCTAAATCTGCAATAGATACATCCTTTTCTACTAATTTTGCTTTTAATTTTCTAGTGTTCATAAATTACACCTCCTTTCAAGTCGCTTTTATGCGACATATTCTGATTTGATATTAACCCATCGAACAATGCATGTCAACAATATTTTTCGCATTTTATGCGATTTTATAAATATTTTAAGAATAATTGTTGCATTTTTGCGATTTATATTGTATTATGTAAACAACTAGAAAGTGAGGCTTCCCATGAGAATCGGAGAACGTATAAAACAAAGAAGACTAGAATTAGGGTATACAGCTGATGCATTGGCTAAGATGTTAAATAAAAACAGAGCTACTATATATAGATATGAAAATGGTGATATCGAAAACATGCCAATTGATGTACTTGAACCATTAGCTAAAGCTCTTAATACTACACCTGCATATTTAATGGGTTGGACTGATTCCCAACAATCAACAGACCATAAAGATACTAAAGGCTACTACACAGACCCTGAAGCAGCAGAGTTCGCGGAGTACTTACGCACTAGACCAGGTGCACGCATGCTTTTTTCTGCTGCAAAAGATATGTCTAAAGAGGAGATGGAAGAAACAGTCAAATACATAGAGTTCTTAAAATCTAAACACAAGTAATACACACAAGGGAGAGTGTTATCGTTGGTTGTAAATTTGATTTACTGCGACTTACCACATGCCAATGCTGTGTCAGAGGAATGTGAAGATGTAGATACTCATAACATCTACATAAACAAAAACCTCCCTCATGATCGCATGAGAGAGGAAATTAAACATGAATTAATGCATATTATTAATGATGATTTTTACTTAGATGAACACGTGAACCTTGTCGAACAAATGGTTCGTAGGTCACATATAGATGATTCGGAATTAGAAAATATCGACTTTTATCATCATTTTAATGTGTAATTACACATAAGGGGAGAAACCATGAAGAAACTAATTATTATTGCTGCATTAGCTTTAATATCTACATTACCGGTACAGGCTGTAACATTTCAAGAGTTAAACCCATATAATGGGTATATGCAGATTCCAAATCCTATGGGCGAAATTCAATTCATACCTATTGAATCTTTAGTGACCGAAAAGGACAATGGGAACAAATTAGAAATCATTCTACCTGTATATGGCTATAACACTGGAGATACTGCTATATCAAGCTCTACTAAACGATTTACTTATGATTTTATAAATCATACAATCACAATGGAAATCATAGAAACTACATTCTACGATGGTAGATCCGGTCGAGTTATATTCCATTCATTTATTAAGAAGCCTAAACGCGTTGAATTACAACCTAATACTTATGGGTATCTAGAAGCTATGGGTGCCCTAGGAAATGCACAGCGCACTGGTAAGTACACGCCTAAAACACAAAACTAATAAAAAATAGCCCCTACTCTGCTACCAACAGAATAGGGGCCATGATACACACCTTAGAGGCATATACCAAAGAACACTATTATTATACCACAAAACCTCTAAGGCTTATTTAATATACCCAAATTTAGGCCTAGGAGGTTATTTTTATGGCAAAAAAGAGAGCCGATGGACGATACCAGGTATCGAAAACCATCAACGGCAAGCGTAAATTCTTTTATGGCACCACCAGAAAAGCTGCCATAGAAGCTATGGAGAAATACGTAAATACTAATCAATCATGTGCTAATTTCGATGATACTATTTCATTAAACACCTGGATTAATATATGGTTACAACTAAAAGAAAAGACCATAACCCCTGCCACCTATCAAAGTTATACTGGTATTATCAATCGTTACATAAGAGATAAAATCGGTGGCGTAAAGTTAGCCGAAATTAAACCTAATACATTACGGTATGTATTTGAATCAATGGATGGATTATCCTCAAGGACTATATCCTACACCATGACAATTCTAGGATCCATATTAGAGCAGGCGGTAAAAGATGACATCATCCCTAAGAACTATATGAAAAATATAGATAGGCCAAAGCAGGTTAAAGTTCGGCATATGGTAACGTTATCTGTAGATGAGGTTAAAAACTTCCTATCCAATATATCTAACGTAGAGCATCATGCACTATTTAAATTAGCATTTGCAACAGGTATGCGACGGTCTGAATTATTAGGCCTAAGATGGTCTGATATCGATTTCAAGAAATCAACTATATCCATTTCACAAACAGCACTCAAAATCGGATCTACTGCAGTTATATCCAATACAACCAAGACCACATCCTCAAAACGGATAATTGCCATTGATACGGAAACACTCCAGGAGCTTATGAAGCATAAAACAGTCATAGACAAGCGCAGAATTAAAACCATGAACTGGATTAATAACAACCTTGTATTCCCTGGAATAAAAGGCGCTCCTCGCTGCCCTGATGAAGTCAGCAAGCTATGTAAGAAATACGCCAGTTTAATCGGTAAGCCCGCTTTTACTATGCATGGTACTAGACATACCCATGCCACCCTTCTCATCGAAAATGGAGCCAATATGAAAGCCATACAGGAACGTCTAGGGCATGCTTCATTTCAAGAAACAATGGATACCTACTCACATGTGACACCTAAAATGGAAGATGACATCGTAGAACGCATTTCTAAAATATTCTGATGTCAAAATGATGTCAAACCACGCAAGACTTTATGATGTCAAACAAAAATAAGGGCTTACAGAATTACCTGTAAGCCCTTATTTAATCAGCTTGGTGCGGTTGGAGGGACTTGAACCCTCACGAGCGTACGCTCACCACCCCCTC